TGCCTCTGCTGCTGCTGCAATCTGTTGGATGTTGTTTCGAGTCTGCGCTACTTGCTGTTGGCTTCTCGCTCGCAATGCGTCAAAGTGTCGCCCTACGGCTTGTGCCGAGCTACCCCAACCCGTAATAGCGTCCCGTCCCCATCGCTGTAGTCCTTGCCCTGCGCCCCTTACTCTGTCCGTCATGGTTTCTAAGCCTCTGGTTGCGTTTGTAATCCATTCGGGCCTTACGCTGGCGGGTAACGTGTCCTTAACCCAACGGAAGAGGCTCGTAAGCCCTGCGAGAATCCTAGCGGTTACTTGTTCCCACATTGCCCCGATAGCGATTGCGAAAGCCCCCATACCCGCCTTGAGCGTATCCCAAACGTATGCACCAGCTTTGCCAATGGCCTCAAAGACGGCTAACGTAATGTCTCTGACGGAAGGAAATACCCAACCAGCTTCCGCAAAGAACGATTTAACCCAATCAATCATTTGCTTAAAGCCGTCATATATGAACGTGAAAACAGGCTCTAGGATTTCGTAAACGGTTTTGTAATACTCTGTGATTGCATTGACTACCCAACGGACGATAGGCACGATGGCGTTAAATACCTTTGCTGCAACCTCTACAATAGGGATGAGGGCTTGAGCGATGGTTAGGCTAATGCTGTCCCATACTCTGCTAAGGCTTCTCTTGGCTTCCGTCCATGCTGCTGCTGCCTTTTGTGCTGCCTCTGCCTCTGTATCGCCTAATATGATTCCGTCTTTCTTGGCTTGCTCTATGAAGTCTGTAAGGCCCGCTCGCCCCTTCAAAAGTTGGGGCAACAGAGCCGCATTGCCGAAAATGTTCATAGCCGCTGCTGCACTTTCCGCACCAGGGCCAACCCTCTGTATAGCGTCTGCAATCGCCATAAATTGCTCATCCATAGACTTACCCCGTAGTGAGTCCATGTTGACGCCAATTTGTTGTAGTGCTGTCGCCGTCCTGCCTGTGCCTTGCGTCAATGCTCTATTCATCTTTTGAGCAAAGCCAGAAAAGAATTCGCCTGTCTGTGATGCGTCTACGCCAGCTTTTTGAAGAATGAGGCTCAACCCTTGAAACTGTTGGGGAGCGATGCCGAGCGAAAGGGCTTGTTTTGTTTGCTGCCCGATTTCGGTTAAACGTGAGAAGCCAGACGTTACTAGCCCTATTGCTGTGCCGATGAGGGCTATCGGGCCTAGAGCCGCCGCAAGAGCCGCCCCCATGCTCGTAAATGCGCCGGTAGCTGTTGCCGCTACGCTGGAGAGAGTCCCGCCGATTTGAGATTTGGCCGCACTTAGCCCGCTACTCATTCCAGAGTTGTCTACTGACGTTACAAGACTAGCGTTTCCTAATGATGCCATTAAACCCCTTTAACCAACTTTGCAGCTACTTTTTGCCGTCTCAATACTTCCGCCTTGAACATTTGCCGTGCGATTGCTTCCCGCTTCGCTATGGTTTCTTCGTCGCCCTCATCCCATACGGGTATGAAGTCTTTCGGGCTTACGTTCTCTGCGCCCCAACTTGTCAGTAAAGCACAAAAGCCGTTGGCTAAGACGGCTTCTATTCGTTGCTCGTCCCACGGTGTTAGCTGGTAATCTGCTAACCATGTTACTAGCTCATCAGTAGTAAATCGCTGTTCCAACTCTGCTAAACTGCATCCCATCGAACGGCAAACTTTTAGCTTGAATCGCTGTAGCGGGTTGCGTCTTAGTTTTTTTTTGCGTCCTCAACCCTGGCAACAGTAATGCCAAGATGTTTAGCGAGGGCTTGCCCAACGGGTAGCGTAACCTCAAGGGGCAGGGCTAAGAGGCTGTCAATATCGGCCTCTGTGAATATCCGTTTGCCGTCCTCATCGCAAACGCCAACGGCAATAAGGTAAGCCAGTCCTCTCCCTGTCTGCTCTTTGTAAGTCTCAAACTTTTCGATTTCCGAAAGAGACAGAGAGCGTAGAAACACCTTACCCCAACCGTCTGTAGTAACGTCCCCAATGATTTTGTTGGGGACGTTGAGCATACTATTTTTGTCCATTGAAACCTTTCTGTTTAGCTAATGGTGATTTCGCCAGAGATAGCAACCTTAACCGTAGTCATGGCTAATGCGTCTGCATCCATTTCGCCCGGTTCAACCTCTTCGATATATCCCGTAAAGGTGTATGTATCGCCGTCTGGTGTCTCGATTTGCCATTGCACTTCCGTTGAGCCAGTAACGTAATGGACACCCTTGAGGGCTACCAAACGTGCCATATCATCGGCATCGTAATACATGCTAAATTCGAGAGTGCCGCTATCGATTGAGCTAGGCATTTTGCGAATCGTTTTGTCTGTGTCTGAAAGTCTGATAAAGTCAAGAATCTTAACCTTACCATACGGCAGCTTGATTTTTGCTGTCTCATTGAATGCAGCGAAACTTGCACTTGACGAAACTATAGTGTCATTGACGCTAACCGTTGCTGTGAAACCTGTGATTGCCATCGAACTCCTTTTTGTATTGAGTATGCTTTATGTAGTGTGCTGCTTACCGTTTTGGTGCTAACTGTTCAATTCCCGCCTTAATATCTGCCTCTACTGCGCTGGTGAAAGTCTGATAGCTTGTCTGCCGAGCCGTAGCGAGGATATGCCTACCCCCGAAACGTCTACAACCATTTTCGATAAGGTGGAAGATTTTGGACGGCTTGTATAGCTTCGTCTGTCCGATTCGCTTACCCTTGACGTATAGCCCCAACGTAACTTGATAGCCAGACTTTGGGCCTACGATGTTTGAGACAACCATTTTCCGATATGTCTTTGTCTTTGCTCCAAGTGACTTCCACATAGCCCCCGATTTCTTGACGGCTTTAGCGTTTGATTTAGCAGCATTGAGGATGAGTTTACCGTTTTTGGTTACACTCTTTTTGATGACTTTTGTAACCAAATTGGTTTTTATATTTTCGATAGGCTTCAAATCTAGCTTCCATTGGTGTTTAATCATTTGCATCCTCTGTTGTAACTACCTCTGTCAATGTTGCCTCAACTACCGTTTCATTGCTGGCGTAGTCCTGTCTTACCCCTGTAATCTTCCAGGTTAGGCCCGTGCGGTTATGGGTTAGTCTGTCTCTGACTACCAGGGCGACGAATTGCCGTAGGACGATGGTAGCCGATTGCTCGCCCTGGCTCGTCCCGATGAATGAGCCTACGTCGCCTGTATTGGGCTGTAGACTGCCCCATAGCGTCCCGTTGGGGCTAAAGGCTAGTGCTGTCGTCTCGTCTGCGCCTGTGCTGCTGCTGACGTTACTAGAGCGTTTTTGCCAGACGAAACTTTCTTTATACTTGCCTGCCTGATTGCTCATTACATCCCCCTTTACATATCCCAACTTCCAGAGACACCTAACGCATACTTTGAACAAATCGCACAAAACCCTTGAGGCAATTCGTTGAGGTTTTCGGTTACATAAGCTGCCCTCTGTTCGTAGTAATGGGCAGCTAGAAGCATGATTGCCGTCTTAATGTCGGATGGGACAGCATTAGCGTTAGCCCAACCTGCCGTAAAATTGACGTAGGCGACGATGGGCAGGACACCAGAAAGAGAGGGGGCGGAGAGCCAATAGACAGAGCTAGGCGCATTGATTATGTCTGTCGAATGGGTTGAGGATGTTTGTAACGCATCATCGGCATCGTAGTAATAGACTGACGAGACAGCCGTTACCCCCGCTCGCATGAGATAGATTGACGGGTAAGTGCCTTTAGTGGACAGCTTGCTAACCGATTGTCTTAGGACGGTAGACAATACCGGCCTTTGGGCATGAAACTCGAATTGCTGGCGAGCCGTCGAAATAAACGTAGAAAGTAAGGTGTCCTCATCCGTAGTATTGAGGCGCAAATACGTCTTTAAGTCATTGACGGCTACCGGCTCTGTCGATGGGGCTGTAGTAACTGAGATTGTATACATACCCTATCTATGAAAACACCCTGACGATTTGAGTCGTCAGGGTGCGAAAGGATGAGAATAAGCTATACTTTTAGCCTACCGTCAAGATTATGAATCGTAGCTGTTGAGGCTTACGCAAGCGGGGGCAATGTAGTCTCCCCATGCTCTGGTTGCGAGTAGGAACCCAACCTGTCCTGAACCTGCATAAAGCTCATTGAATCGAACCAATTCGTTACTTCCAGCTACATCACGAATAACGTATTTCGAGAAGTTACCGAAAAGAATCATTGGCTTGTCGTCGCCTTCGCTACCAGAGTAGTTAGCGATTGAGTTATTGATATGGACAGGGTAGCCGAATAGCTTGTATTGGCTTCCGTCGCTCAATCCCTGGTATCCTGGCATGAACAAAGGCCGCCCTGTTGAGTCGGCTAATTGCTCGATTGCAGCAAAGGTAGAATCGTGCATAACGAAACTTGCACCATTGCGATAAGCCAAATCTAAGCCATGCTCAAGAGACTTGAGTTTAGCGAACGTGATAGCGTTACCCGTTGCGAGGTTGACAGCTACGGAAGCCGCACCCGTTACGATGCCGTTTGGGGCAGAGCCGCCACCCGCACCAACGGTAAATTCTGACTCTTGCTTTCTTGCAATTCTTTCGACAAGCAAATCAGCTAAGAGGGCTTCAATGTCTACTGCCGAATCTTGGAGCAATTCAACGGACACCTTAACGATAGGGGAAGTGAATCTTTCAGACTTGAAAGTCACTTTGCCGAATGTTGCATCGACGTTTACGGCGACGTTGCCAGCTTCGGAAGTGATGGTAGCAAGGCTTGCGGTGTCATTGACGGTTGGATAATCGTAATCCTGTCCAGCGTCAGTAACCCATACTTTGCAATACTCACGCATGTTGCTGTAGTAAGCGAGTTGCTTTTCAATCTGTGTTTGCAGACTGACGGGAACGCTATAGCCGCCCGCTGTCGTCGTCCCTTTGCTCAAGGCACGCAAATTGAGCGTTGAGCTATTGAGATTGATTCCGCAAAGGGCGGCTCTGTGGGAAGTCTCACCAGAGAAATCCGCACGGCTCGAACCAGCTAAGGCCCATGCTCTCAGGGCGGCTTGTCTGTCCTCAACGGTAATGTCCTGCATACGGGTTGGGACAGGGGAAACCTTACGTCCCTGGCTCGTCCGCAATTCAGCTTCCGTAGCTTCCAACTTTTCCTTACGTTGGACGTTGGCAATTTCTTTAGCCAAGTTGTCTACGTCCTGCATCCAGGTTGAGTACGTTTGTGTTTCTTGTTCCGTCAAATCCCGCTTTTCATTTTCGGCTGTATTGACGAGTTGACGAGCCTGAGCTACTAACCCTGCCCGTTGTTCGATAAGTTTCTGTGAATCCATTGAACTCCTTTTGAGTATTACTTTTGGTATCTAGTGCTTTCATACAATTTTTCTGCGCATTCAACCTGCAATTTGTAATTCGTTACAGAACTACGCATCGCAACTTGAGTATCCCTGTAAGCTGGCATCGTTACCGGGCCTAACTCTTCAAGGTATAAATCAGTCAATTCTCTAGTGTCTGCTGTCCACTTTTCGCCGTTAGGCTTGACTCGAAAGGACATACTCGCCCCTTTGATGTCGCCTCTATTCACAAGAGCCTTAACCGTTCGTCCTAGCTCTGTGTCTGGCAAGTCAACTTCAAAGCCTAAGCCTTTGTCTGTGTCGAAAAGGCGAGCCGTCCCGCTGCTGGTGCGTCCCAATAGCTGGCTCATATCGTGATTGAACGTAACCAATACATCGCCGCCGCTTTCGAGAGCGGAGCGGAATGCACCAGGGCGCACTACTTCCGTAAACCTGCGCCCCTTTTCAAAAATGCTAGTTGGGCTGTTGTAAGGGGACGCAAGGCCGATTAGCTTATTGCCGTCAGTCCTGTATTCGTTGAACGCTAGGCTTCTAGTTTCCGTCATTGCTGGTTTCCTCTTTGGTTGGGCTGTCCTCTTGTGTTGCATCGTCTTTAGCTGGCTCAATGTCATCGTCTGGCGGCTCGTCGCCGGTGTTGTCCTCTGCAACCTCTGGCAATGGGGGCAGGTTTTCAAACTGCCTAACCTCATCGACGGTTAGGAATCCGGCTGTGAGTCCCACTTGATAAGCTGCATAGCG